CGTACAGTCGCACATCCGCAAGCACCGGCGATCATGGGAAGCCGCAATGAAGCGCGGCGACGAGTTCCATACGCGGAAGCATTGCGAACAGATGAATAAAGACCTCGCCCTAGAGTCCCGCATCGACACCCACCTTGCGAGGCAGCCATGATCGACCTTGACGCCATGAGGGAGCGCGATGCAGCCGCAGACGGTGCCGGTAACCTAACCGAGGCGCTGTTGGATCGTCGGGCGTTGCTGAACTACGTGGACGAACTGCTGGCCGAGCGTGCCCTGATCGTGGCGCGTGCGGAGAACGCGGAGGCGGCGCTGGTGGACATGACGGACATGATGGAGAAAGCGGTTGGTCTGCACATGGACGCATCGGCGCGACTGGCTGAGGCAGAAGCCGAAAACGAGCGGATGACGGCGCACGCCAAAGTATTTGCGGCGCAACGAGATCGAGCCGTTGGGCATCTGCGTGACGTGCTAAAGGCAGATGACGGGCAGGCATGGAAAGAGGCGAGACGCTTTCTTGATGGCATCGACGCCCACCTCGCGGAGGACGCATGACCCTCCAGAAGAAAATCGACGTGCTGCCGCCGTGGGCTGATGAAATTTCGCTTGGCGGGCTGGAAGAAGATCGCAACTACATTGATCTGATGGCGGCGATGGCGCGCCTTGCACTGGCGAAGGAAGTGATCGCCGACCGTGTGCAGATCCGCAGCCACGATGACTGGTTGGCGATCTGCGCACTAATCAAAGCACTGGAGCCGCCGAAGTGAAACGCAAACCCCGCGCCGTCTCGGACTGGATCCCGCTGCTGCTGTTCCTCGCGGTCGCGGCGGGGATCGTGTGGATTCTCGCCCACAGCGGGCCGGTGGCGGCTATCTGGCCGGCGGCGAAGTGACTACTCGGCCATTTCCCTGACGCACTGCATCCGCGCAGCGTAGCAAGCCACGGCTTCACGCAGACCCTGGTACGCCTCAAGCAGCGCCCCATTGGTCGCCGGGACACCCTCCGGCACCGGGCAGTCCGTGACGCACAGGGACGGCGGCTGGATGGGGACGGGGCGCTCGATGATGCGCTCGGTGACGCAGCCGGATAGCAGTATGATCGGCAACAGAATGAGGTGACGCATGGCGTTTGAAGATTATGTGGCTTACGAGCTGCGCATCGCCCGTCGCGTGGCCGAGTTATCGCGTGGCGCACCACCGGCTTTCAATGTTGCCCAATTGTATAGCCTTGTACGTCTCGCTTGGAGTGCGGGATACGATCTCACTCCACTGGACACCGAATCGGCTGCTCGCTCCACTCCCAGCACCCCGGATCAGTAGCGACAGCCTGCCGATATTTGGCCCGCCACGCCGCTGCGTCCCGCCGAGCCGCTTCCTCTGCCGCCTGAGCTTTACCCAGAGCCGCCTGTGCCGCGTTCTCCGCCTCGACCCTCGCCAGCCGCGCCTGTTCCTCTGCGCGTTCCTGACAGGCTGTGGCTGGCTCACAGTCAATTTCGGCCTGTAGGCGGGCCTCGACGGCCGGGAGCGCCTTGTGGGACTCGTGCCACGTCGAGACCCTGAAGCCGGCAAGGGCCAGCGCGGTGAACAGCCCCGTGGCGGCCAGCAGCCGCCACGGCACCTTGCCGAGCGCGCCCATGATGACCGGGACGGGGATCATGGTATTCTGTCCGTCCGTGGGTCGCCCAGGCGGGCTGACACGGCGACATCTGGCCCGGCACTATTTGCGGCTGACGACGCGAAAGCAGAAACCCCTCGGGGTCCCGCGGAGTCCTCCAAGCCGGGGAATAACTGAGGACCTAGGCCCGCCATTTTTCCTCCAAATGCCGGTTACGATTATCCGGCGTGCGTGTTGATGGCTGGCCGAGTCTAGGGCCGTGGCGCCCCGCACCGAATCTCATTGCGGGGCACCAGCGATCAGGCCAATGACCCGCGCGATGGAATGCTCCGCGGACGTGATCTCGCGCTGCACCACATCCCTATGGTTGACGTGATGCTCGTCCCGCGCCGCCTCCCGCGCCCGGTTCAGGGCGGCGAGGGCGTCGGCGAGATGGTCCGAGAGCAGCATCCCGGTCAGGTTCTCAGGCATCGGCCTGCTCCTTCGTGCTGGCCTTCACTTTCTGGAACGTGTTTCCGCCGATGTAGACCGCGACCGTGGCGATGATGATGTCCCGAAAGATGGCCCCGTCGATCTTCGCGAACCAGACCAGCACCGTGCAGGCCATCCCGCAGCCCATCGTCATCAGGAAGCGCCGACCGCCGAGGGCTGTGAGGTTCACGCCTCGTTCCCCGAGCTGGCCCCCGTCGCCTTGACGACCGGCAGCAGGCCCGCCGCGGCCAGTTCCGCGACCCGTCCCAACGGCCAGCGGTAGCCCAGCACGCGCCAGCGATCGAACAGCGCGATGCTCACCCGGTTGCCCTGATTGCCGCCCAGCGTCAGGATGCGGTCCGAGCGATCAATCGCCACCGCGAACCCGACGTGCCCGCCGCCCGCGCGGTCATAGACCACGACGCAGCCCACGGCCGGCGCGTCGAGCGGCACGCCCCAGTTGAGCCAGTCCTTCGCCCGATACCAGTGCTTTGCGACGGGCAGCCCGGATTCGCGCAGCACGGCACCGACGAACGTCCCACACCACGGCGTTTCGTCGTCGGACCACCAGCCCTTCAGTTCCCGCAGCCACCGGGCGATCACTGGGGCGGTCTGCTTGCCGGGAATCTCCGCGGTGCCGACGTAGGTCCGGGCATGTTTCAACCAGGTGGGTTCGGTCATGGTCACAACTCCCCGCATGACGCCAGCGGATACCGTTCGCCCGTGAGCGTCTTGTATTCCTGCTCCCCTTCCTCGATATCGCGCTCCATGCGCCGCCTGACTTCGTGGTCGCTCGTCGTGCACCGCAGCCGGTTCAGGTCGCGCAACTGTGCGGCAATTTGCCCCACAAGGATCCGCTTGCTGATTTCCTCGGTGCGCGCGACCTTCTCCGACACGTTGCCAAGCTCGGCGCGTATCGGTTCGACCGCAGCCTGGATCTTGTCGTCCACCTCGTTCGCGAACACGAACCCCTGCACGCCGATCGGCGCAAGGAGCCCGCACGCCCAGATGATGTGGACCGCGACGACCACCCGAAAGAACAGCCGGTACGTTCTCGCACGCTCTTCGGGTGAAGCATCTGCGGTCAGCGAGTCGAGGATCTCTTTCAGGAAGCCCATTGTTGTTGTTCCTTAAAACCTCAGTGAAATGCCTACGACATCCCGCCCCTGATTCGGCCGGCACGAGTTCGCGCTCGAGGCGTGGCGCCACTGCGCGGCCCATCGCTCGGTGAATCGCCAGCGCGCGAGCAGCGCGAACGTGAACTGGCAACTCTCGCGGCTTTCGACGTTCCACCACTGGAAGCCGAGCCCGGCGTCGAACTGCTTCCAGCCCTTCACCAGCATCGCTCGCGGTCCGATCGCGTTCGGGGTGCTCTCGTAGTCGTGCGAGTCGCCCACGAAGTCGAAGCCGAACTCGTAGTGCGCCCCCACCGGCCCCGCGAGCCCGCCCACCGTCACGCCCAACGCCGGCACCTCGCCCGTCGCGATGCCCGCTTCGATCGAGAGCGTCTGAGCGAGCAGCAGAATGGCGAGTGGCGCGATCAATCCGCGACCATGAACGTGATGACAGGGGCGATGCTCGATTCGTTGCCGCCGATACCCTTCGCGCTGCTCGAGCCGTCGAACGCGGTCGTCATCGCGCGCACCTGCCAGTAGGTCGTCTCGCCGACATCCACCGCCACCGCGGCGTGGTTGCCGTTGATGTAACCCGGACAGACAATCGACTGCCAGACGTTGCCGGTGAGGCTCGGCGTGATGTCGGCCGGGAAGCCGCGCAGGTAGAACGAGGTCGCGGTCGTGGTGGCGACCAGATAGGGCAGGCGCACCACGGCGATATTGCCCTGCAGCGTCCAGTACGCCGTGCCGGTGGCATAGTCCGTGTTGTCGAGCACGTTCCCCATGCGCATCGTGAAGCTGCCGCTCGATTTCACCCCGTAGCGCGCGTCGGCGGTCTGCCGGTTGAGCGCGTCGGTCGCCAGCGTCGCATCGGCGAGGCCGGTGATCTTCTTGTCGTTCCACGGCGTGTCGGCCGTGGGCACGCCGTTGCCGTTCCTGAGCACGCACAGCGACAACCCCGTGGCGATGCCCGCCATCTCGGTGTCGAGCTTCGAGATCGCGATCGGCGGGCTGGCCGCCTCGGTCGCCCAGGTGTAGGTGAGGCTGAATGTTCCGCTGCCGTCAAATGCCACTGGTGTCTCCTGATTTGCTATGCTCGGCGCATGTCTACGGTCATCGGCGCGGTTCTCTTGCGGCCCTTCCTCGCGCTTGGGCTGTTCCTCGTCGCCGCGATGGTGGCCTGGCCGATCCGCCGGCTACCCGACAGCGCGCTGAAGCGATTCCTGCTCATGCGATTCTAGGGCGCCTGCAGCGCGTTCACCGCGCCGGCCCCCATCACCCCGGATCCGACCACGCCAGACATCTGCGTCAGTTGCTGCGCGACCTGCATCGCGAGCGCCGCCGGCATCTGCTGGTTCTGCACCGCACGCCTGAGCGCCTGCACGGCCACCTGCGGGTCGCGGTAGTGCGCGAAGAGGCGCTGCGCGATGTCGAGCGCGGCGTTCTGCGACATGCCACGCAGCCCACTCCTCGCGCCGCCCGCCGCCATCGTGGCGCCCGCAGTCGCGAGTCCCGCGACCGGGTTGGCAATGACGCCCGCCATCGAGCCCATGCCGGCCGCCTGCGGCAGCACGCTCGGGGGCGGCTGCGGCTGGCCGTGGATCAGCGGGCCGAGAGTCTGCACGGCCTCATTCGTGCCGCGGTTGAAGTTGGCGCGCGTCGCTGAACCAGCCGGACGGATGTCCGGCGCGAGCGGGCGCATTTCGACATCGAGCGAGCGATCGACGGTCGAGATCGCGTCCTCGGCGAGCGGCGAATACTTCGGGTTGCCGAAGTCGTCCACCGCGCCGACTTGCTTGCGCAGCAGCGCACGATTGCTCGTGAGCGCCGGCTCGCCGGTCGAGGTCGGGGTCAGGTTATCAATCCGCTGCAGCAGTTCGCTGCCCGCCTCGGCCTGACCCGCTGCTCGGGCCTTGCTCGAGTAGTCGGTCAGGAACGACTCCCAGGCGTTGTTGCCCTTCAAGCCTTCGTTGAGGCGCTTGTCGAGCGCGCGCTTGAACCCGACGAGATCCTTGGCGAGCGCCTTCGCGAGCTTGCGATCGGATCCGGTCAACTGGTCGAGCCGGTCATCAATTTCGTACATGCGCAGCTTGTGCAGGCTGTCGAGTTGCTCGTCGGGTGCTTTCGCGAGCGCGACCTTGAGGCGGTCCTGAATCTCCTGCATGACCGCCTGCGCGCGCGGGTTGTCATAAGAGTTGCGCAACCTCCCCGCCTCGCGGATCAGCGTCCCGCGCGGGTCGATGCCGCCCGGTGCGACGCGCATCTTGCCCTTCGAGCTTTCTGCAAAGTCGCGCGCGGCCTGCCAGAGCTTGTCGGGATCTTTGTCGAGTTCGCTCTGCAGGTATTTGTAGCGCGCCTGATTCGATGCGTTACGCGCCGCGCCGAGTTCATCGGCCGCCTGTCCGCCACTCTCGCGGAGCTTGCGTTCGATCTCGAGGCCGCGCCGCTCACCGAGGATCTGCGTCGTCGTCGGGCGCGTGCCGGGGACATCCCGATACCGGCCGATCGTACCGAGGGCCGCCCTCGGGTCGTCCACCGTGCCGAGGAAGGTTCGCTCGGCGATCGACTGGCGCCGACCCGCTGTGCCGAGGCCGCGCTTCGCCATCGCGTCGGCGAGTTGGTTCGCCTTGCCGCTGATCTTATTGGCGCCCCACTTCACGGCACCCGGCCCGAACTTCTGCACCACGCCGCCCGTGACGGCACCCGCGAGTCCCTGCGCCGCCTTGCCAGCCACGACATTGTCGGATTGCGTCGGGAGTGCCAGGGCAGTTGCAGCGCCCAATCCCACCGCCCCGCCAACGGTCGCCGGAACGAACGGGACCGCGGGAAGCGCCGCGCCCGTGAATTGCAGCGCACGTCCGCCCGTGACGCTCCCGGCCAGTTGCCGATCGCGTGCAGCTTTCTCGCGCGCATCTTCGCCGCTCGCCTGGCCGGCGAGTTGCTTCACGCCTATGCCCCAGTCGGCAAACCCGGCGCCGAGGTTCGCGCGCAGTTTCTCGCCCGTCCCCATGCCCGCGGTCGGGTCGTACTCGGTGCGGTCCTCGGCCATCTGCGCCTCGCGGGCGCGCTGGCTCAGTAGCTCGGCCGCTTCCGTGTCGCCGGCCTCCATCGCGAGCTTTCTGGCGCGCAGCAATTGGACCGCGGTCGGGTTCATTGCCCGGCCTGCTGCAGGTAGGAGTTCACGCGCGATTCGACGGGCACCATATTGCCCTGCTGCGGCGGGTCCCTCTGTCCGCCCTGCTGCTCGTTGAGCATCGCCTGATACGCGAAGATCGCGCGGTCATAATACTGATCGACCAACTCAAGGTTCTGCAGCAACTGATCGTCAGACTGGTCCGCGTTCAGGGACTGAATCGTGCTCATCAGCAGTTCGAGTTCCTTCACCGCGACCTGGCCGAGCGCCCCGCCGGTCTTCGATTCCTCGCGCATCCTCTGCAACCGGCTGAACGCGACGTTCGACTGGATCGGCTTGATTGCTTCACGCAGATCGAGCGCGCGCGTGCCGCCGATGCCGCCGAGGATCTGCCCCACGAGCCCGGTCGTGCGCCAGTTCACCAGTCCCTTCGCGGTCTTGATCGCGAGCTTGGCGTTCTCGGCATCGCTCGCCGCCGTGCCCGCCCGATCAAGCGCGAGTTCGCGGTCCTTCTCGGCGGCGAGTTCAACAGGTCCGCCGGGCATCGGCGCCACATTCGGCTTTGATGGGTCGGGGCGGTACATTCCTGGGGGCGGTGCGCCGTAGCGGTTGCTGCCATCCGGGTCGTAGGTGATGTTCGTGCTCGATCGCCCCGCCGCGGCGAGTCGCTCCTTCGCCTCAAGGTAGCCGGGAATCCACTCGGGCTGACCCGTCTGCGGGTTCATGCGCATCCCCTCTGGCAGACCGGGCTGCTTGGCCTCGGTGGGCCGTTCCGTAATCATTCGGTCGCCCTTGTAGCGCGCAGACCCCGGCGTGAGCGTGTACGCTTCCTCGGCCTCGGGATCGGCGAGCAGGCGCTGCAGCGAGACACCAGACAACGCCGCATTCGCCGTGCCGAGATCCATGCCCGCAATCGCCGCGGCGAGTTTCTCGGCCCGCTCGGTCGGCACGCGCATATCCTCGGGCAGATCGATCGGCGCCCCGGTGGGCTGGCCGAAGTTCGCCATCGGCGCGCGGTCCTCGATCCTGCGGGGAGCATCCTTGTAGCCGCCCAACTGGCCGACCAGTTGCTCGTTCGCGGCGCGCAGGCGTTCCTGCTCGGCCTCGGCGAGCTTATCGGCGTAGTTCGTCGCCTTGCGCGCGAGGAACGCCTCGCCCAACTGCGCGACGCCTTCCCACGGGCTCATCGTGACCTGTACCGGGCCGCGCTGCTCCGGTCCCCGCGGGCGCAGCGAGCGCGCCATCAGCGCGTCGGCGAACTCCTGCGCGCGTTCGATCTCGCCTGTCGGTCGGGGTCCAGTGACGACTCGGACGTTGCGTGCCATATCAGCCCCTCATGCCCCATGCGCCGATGCCCGCCGAGCCGAGCCCGAACAGGCCCGACATGATCGCGTTCGACTGCGCCTGCTGGGCGTTGTAGCGGTCGAGTTGCGCCTGGTAGGCGTTCCACATGTTCCCGCTCACGTCGGTGTTCGCGGAGTTGACGTTCGCAGCACCCTCGAACTGCGGCATGTCCACCTGAGAGCTTGAACGCAGCGCGTTGAACTCGTTCAGCGGCAGCGCGCGGTTCGCGTACAGTTCCTGCATCGTCTGCGCCCGCTGGCGGCCCGAGATGTCGGCGAGCATTCCGGTCTCGGCCGCACCCGCGCCAATGGCCGCATCGCGCGCCTGACCGTAGTCGAAGCTGCGCGCGCGGTCCTCATCGAATTTCGCGTTCTGCCACGCCTCGTTGCCCTCGGTGATGCCCTGGTTCGCCATGCGCGTGCGAAACGCTTCCTCGCGCTGCTGCCATTGCGGGTCGAGGTAGGCCGTCTGGCGGTTGTAGAGCGCGTCCTGCGCCTGCTGGCGCGCGGCGAGCAGGTCATCCGCCCCGTAGAGTTTCGGCGCGCTCGAGGTGTCGAGCGGCTGCGCGTAGTTCTCGCCGACGCGGTTCATCATCCCCTGCGCGACGTTGCCGAGTTCGCGCGACTGCGCGAGCTGCTGGTCGTAGAGCGCCTGCGCATCGGGCGCGAGCTTCACGTCCTGCCGGTAGATCGGCGCACCGCTTGGATCGGTTCCGGTCACGGTGAACTCGCTCGACCCCGCGGGGGTGTAGGTGTTCGTGCGGTTCAGGGCCGCGTTGTAGGCTGCGGTGTCCTGATTGCTGCGCGTCTGCGCGGCAGACACCACGTTCGGGTCGGGGGCTTTCGGTGCCTTGCCGCCCTTCTTGCACTCAGCGATGGGGCCGTCGTACTCGTAACTGTCGGCCTCGAGCACTTCGCTCGTCGCCATGTCGATCACGACGCGGGTATAGATTTTCATAGGAACCTACATTCAGATTTCAGCATTCCGAGCACCACCACATCTTCCCCAGTCACCAGCGCTTCTCTCAGCAAGCCCTCGCGCACGAATCCCAAGTGGAGATCGAACCGCAGCGCGTCGGCATTCGACGCCGGCACGTAGCCCGACACGCGCCGGCAGCCCAACTGCACGAATGGGTAGCGGAATGCCACGCGCAGGAATTCGCGGGTCATCCAACGTCGCCCTGGCACCGCCGCAATGTGCATTGCAATATCGGCCGAGCTGTAGAGGTTGTAGACCACCACCGCCAGCAGCTCGCCGTCGTCCTCGAGCCCGATCGCCTCGCACCACTCGCCCCACGACTCCACATGCGGAATCCGCTGCCGCGCCCATTCGGCACAGCGGTCGCGCTCGTTGAGGATGACGCGGCGCACTCAAAGTCTGCCGCCCACTTCGTGAACCACGTCGGTCGCACTCCACGTCACTTCGACGCCATCGGTGATCGTCTTGAGACGCGGTGCGAGCGCGAACCCCTCACCCGCCACGCCGAACCAACTGCGATACACCGCAGCGGCCTGCGCCCACGCGGCGGACCACACGCCGCCCCACGGATCGCCCGCACCGCCCTGGATGGTCTGCATCGCCAGCGTGGCGTTCGCGCCGTAGTCGGTATCGACGCCCACGGCCACCTCGGCGGCCCCGGTGATCGACAGGATCGGGCGCATCAGGCTCAGTTGCTTCGTCTGTCCGCGAGCCCCGAAGTAGTTGAACGCCTGCCGGCAGTCGGTCGAGATCGAGTCCCCGCCGTCTTCGCTGCCGCTGTCGGCGATCACGAGAATCCCCGCCCCGCCCATGTAGAGCGTGTCCTTTGCGACCCCGAAGCAGAACGCATCCCAGCCCGTGTAGCGGCACCACGCGCCGGTCTGGGTGTTCATCACGTACTGGCGCGAGGTGGAGTTCTCCAGCGTCGGCACGTTGCAGATGAGCTTCGATCCCGTGGGATGGACTTCGATCTGCCAGCCGAAGCGCGTCCCATGCACGGCCACGTCGGCGTTGATGAGGTCGCGGATCTTGTCCGAAATGCTCGAGGCATTCTCGGCGCGGTCGGTCGCAATCGCGCGTCTCAGCGACACGATCCCGTCCGCGCAGGTGATGAGCGCATCCGCGCCGAGCTTGCACCAGGCTCGTTGACCTTTGCAGACCGGGCGGCCGATGCGAAAATGCGCCGCGCGCACCCAGTCGGCCGGCGTCGCGGGATCCGTCCCGGCATAGGCAATCACCTCGCCCTCGGTCGAGACGAACGCAATGTAATCCGTGAGCGCGTCGGCGGCGTCGGTGACGGTCACGATCGAATTGAGCGACCCGCCCAGCTTGAAGAACGAGCCCACGTTGAGCTTGGTCATCGCGCCGGACTTCGTGCGCACGGGCAGGTAGTACACGTTGAAGGTGTTCTTTTCCCCGTACCAGATCCGCTCGGCATAGACCGCGTTCGTGAACAGGTCGTCTGTCGAAGCGAGGTCCGCGTGCGTCAGCGTCGCCGTGCTCCAGGTCGTGCCGTCGTACTCGAGCGCCGTGTCGGCACCGTTCACCATCGACAGGAACATGCCCCCCGCGGTGCCATAGTTCACGTAGTCCCAGCGGCTGTTCGTGATCGCCTGCACGGTCGGGCCGGTGCTACCCACCACCGCCGTCGAGATCGCCCCCGCCGTGGTGGCGTTGATGATGAGGTCCGCAGTCGTGTTGACCGCGACGAAGATCTTCGTGGCCGCGTGGCCCGTGTAGACCACCACCGTCTCGCAGTTGCCCGTGAACGTGCAGTGCGCCGTGTAGCCGTTGCGCACGGCTACGTCGGTGGTGCGCGGAAACCAGTTGTCGAGCAGCAGCGCGTCCTCGGGCTCCATGTTCGCGACCGAATCGCGCGCATTGAGTCCGCCGATCGGCGGCGGCAGCGATACCGAGCGCGAGCGCGGTGCGCCGCGTGGCTTTTGTAGGAGCGCCTGCCTCACGTCCCGATCACCCGCCCGATCGCCACCGGCAGGCCGTGATCCATCGGCCCGGCCATGTCGAGGATCGGCTTGGTCCCATCGCGCGCCATCGCGTCGGCGACCTGGCGCTCGTGGTGCATGTGCTCCTCGGCGTAGTCGAACCCCTTCGCCTTGCGCCAGCGCCACAAGAGACCCGAGAGCAGCAGTTCGTCATCGATGAGCGCGAGGTCGGTATCCGCCGCGAACGCATCGCGGTAGGTCGCTCCCGTCACGTCCGTACACCAGTACCGGCTCACGTACTCGAACGCGCAGGTGTGCCCCGCCGTGGGGGTCGGGATGAACAGCAGTTCGTTGCCGCGGATGCGGTACTCGTTGAGCGGACTCGAGAACGTCACCGCCTTGTAGCCCTGCCAGATCGTCCCCGCCCGGGGGCCGAGCACCGGCTCCCCGGTGGTGCGGTTCCAGATCGTGTCGTTGACGATGTAGCGCACCAGTTGGCCGCTCACGATGCCGGCGAGCGTGCCCTGCGATTCCGCGGCCACCGTCGTGAACGTGGCCTCGCGCGTGAGCGCCTGCCACGCATACCTGCGTGACAAGTCCCGCCCCTCGCTGTTCGCGAGCGCCAGCATCAGCACGGCCGTCTGGTCGGTCGCCCCCACCACCGCCGAGGGCTGCGGGAGCGACAGCTCGGCGCACGCAGCACGAACGATGGCGAGCAGGTTCATGCGCGCCGCTTACCGGATTGTGCTTCGAGCGCCGAGAGCCGCTGCTCGAGCGTTTCGATGCGCGTGTTCTTGTTGTCCAACTCGGCGCGCAGGGCCGTGATCTGCTCGGCGGCCTTGTTCGCGTCGCGGCTCTCGATGTACGTCTTGGCCTTCGCCTTCAACTCGCGCGCACCCATGCCGACGCGCTGCATCGTGGGCTCGTTCATGTTCGCCACGTCCTCGACGGTGCGCACCCCCGCGGCGATGCAGTTCTCGGCCTGCGCCTTCGACAGCGACGGCCATTGCCGCACCGACAGGCCCAACTCGGGCTCGGACTGCCCCGCCTTGAACGCCATGTACTTCTCGCGGAAGTGCCGCGCCCACTCGGCCGGGTAGGTGCCGTTCTGCACCAGACGGTCAAGGTCATTCAGCCATTCGTCGGCCAGTTTCTCTACGGTGTCCTTGCTGCCCACCTGGCGCACGATCACGTAATCGACATCGCGCATCACGAGGCCCCCGGCGGCGATCGAGGCATTGCGGTCTTCGACGGCGCGCTGCTCGAAGGTCACGAAGGGCGGGCGCTGGGGCATCAGTGCGATGGGCATGTGGAACTCCTCAGAATGAAACACGACGCGCCCGGCAGCGTTTGCTCCCAGGTCACGGAACCGAACCGCGACAACTGCTCGTGCCACCATTCATGCGGTCGCACGGTCAGGTGCAGCGGTTCGTCGATCAGCGCGCCCATGTCGTCAGGCACGGTGCTGATCTGGAAAAACACGTTGTCGGCCGCCATCGCGATATTCGCCAGCACGGCCGGCACGTCTTCGGTCGGGATGTGCTCCATGACATCGCAGCAGATCCCGTAGTGCGCGTGCGGCGGCAGCGGGCGGGTGAGATCCCACTCGAGGAACGGCAGGCCGATCGCTTCCTCGTCGCGGCAGTTGTCCGCGAAGTCGATCAGCAGCACGTCGAGGCCCGCCTTCGCGAGCGCCAGCGAGGCGCGCCCCGTCCCGCAGCCGAAGTCGAGCACCAGCCCCGCGGGCTTCAAGTGCGCGAGGATCAGCGGCACCGCCTTCTCGCCGGGGGAAACGCAGCGATAACTGTCGGTCGCCCACATCAGGCGGTACTTGTCGCACTCGGTCAGGTTCGAGGCGTCGGTGTTCCACATCGCGGGCAGCAGGCCGTCGCCGTGCAGGTTGATCGTGCAGCCTTCCTGCTCGAGCGCCTGCCCGGTGATCTGGAACTTCTCGGCCTGCGCCTTCATGGCGACCGAGGAAAGATACGTCTCGCCGGCCCATTCCACTTCGACCGTGGGAATGAAGCGGTTCATGTCCTGCTCGTAAGCATGGCTCGCGTCGTTGCGGTGGCTGGAGTCGTACCCGTAGCACTCGAAGCGCCGGTAGCCCATCACGTAGGCGAGGCAGAGCGCGGAATTGCCAACCGAAGCTCCACCACCGATCAGCGAGTACCCGCCCGCGCGCCGACGTTCCACGGGAAACAATCGATCCATCGTCTCATCGACACAGAGATGCCACAGCGTTGCATCGGGCGCGCGAGCGAGCGTCTCGGGGTTTACTTGCGAGGCGAACAGGTGGCTTCCCGCATCAGGGTCCACCAGCGCCGCCGTCTCCAGTTTGGCATCGGCGATCACCTGGTAATCGACCGTGATGCCGTGTTCGTGCAGGAACCGCGACGCGCCGTTCATCGCGAACAGCGTCCCCTCGGTGCTGCGGATTTCGTCCAGATGGTCCGCAATCGACGGCCCGCCACCGCACATGATCGCCACCCGATCGTGCGCCGGGCGTGGGCCGATCCACGCGAGGTCGAGTGCGCTGTTGGCGGCGATGTTGCGCTCGATGTCTTCGTCGGGCGTGTTCGACACGACGAGCACCGGCAGGATGAGCGGGGCCGTGGCGTGCGGGTTCCTATACGGAAGCTGTACCACGGTCGTGGTCGGTCGGCTCATCCATCCTCCAAAAAAGGGGCGAGCCCGAAGGCCCGCCCCCAGGGGGAGTTATGAAATGTCGGTCCCGTTGGCCGGGCGGTTGATCGCCACCGCCACCGTGACGACACCCGACTTCGCCGACGCGACCGTGCGCACGACGGCGCCCTGGATGATCGATCCAGTGGCCGCCGCAACCGCGAGGCCCGAGCCGGAGCCGAAGTTGGCACCGTCCGCGAACGACACAGCCGCCGCTTTCGTCGCGACCGCGAGACCGCTGATCTGATACCAGCCATAGTCGCCCGCGTCGTTGGCCGACATCGCAATCGCGAGCGGACGCGGCGGGCCGGTGACGGCCGTCGAGTCGAGCGCGGTCTGGAAGCCGTCGTCGTAGTTGACGATCGAGCCCACCACCGTCGAGGCAACGCCCTTCAGGTAGATGAACTCGCCGCCGCCCAACGTCGGATCGACCGCCGTGACGATCGTGCCGAGCGCGTGATTCGCCGTGTCGGAACTGTCTGCGATCGGCTGCGAACCGAGCACCTGAGACGTGATACGAAATGCCATGTGATGTGCTCCCTTATGCCTTCATCACGCCCTGGAGCTTCCGGTTCGAGCAGCAGAGATTTCCCTGCCAGATTACCGGAACCACCACCGCGTCTTGGTTGATCGAGCGCAGCTCGGGCATGATCTCCATGTCGGCGTCCTGATGCACCACCATCGACAGGTAGTCGGTGTTGATGAAGTAGCCGTGAGCCGCGGAAATGCCGCTCGCTGAACTGTCGTGGAACACGTCGGCGTTCTTGTACTTCATCGCCAGCATGCCCGCCTGACCATCATCGTCCGGCGCGTAGCGCTTGAGACTGGTCTGCGACTGCTCGAAGAACGTGAAGTAGGTCTCGTCCATCACGATCAGGTCAGGATGATCCGCACCGCGCGTGAGGCGCAGGTACAGGGGCAGCATCAGCGACTCGATCGTCGTGGACCCCGGCGTGATCGCCGAGCCGCCCTGCAACGGCGCTGCGGCGGACTGCACGACGTTCTGCCAGAACGTGAACGTGGACGAGTCGATGCCGCCCACCGTGCCCGTGCCGGCATCCGCGATGATGCTCTGCAGGCCGCCGATCTGGTTCGACAGGGAGCCCGCCGAGTACAGGTCCTCGGCCAGTCCGTTCGCCATCGACTTCTGCGCGTTCTTGATCTTCGTCTTGACCAGGTTGACGATGCGGTTCTCGCCCGAGTTGGAGCGGATCTCGAGGCCCGAGGCCGCGACGTTCACGCTCACCTGGCGCCACGGATACTCCGCAGCCGACAGCACGTCGACCGCTTCGACGTTGAGCGGGTCATAGCCGCTGTAGCGGGTGTACGTCGAGTTCTCGGCGTACTCCAGACCCTCGACGATCGACAGGCCGCCGTCCTCGCGACGGATCTTGCCCTTCTGCGTCAGGCGCCGGAACAGCGCGTTGTGGTTCGAGACGTTGTCCGCAACTTCCTTCTTGTGGTTGCGGTAGGTCGTGGTCACGAGTTCGGTGAACGTCGTGAACAGACTGGACTGACCGGGTGATGCCATCTGGCAATCTCCTTGGATGCGTGGTTACGTGGCGCCACCCGGTGACGTTCAGCCGTTGTGCAGGCTGCGGTACGTCTCGCGGATGGTGTCCTCCATCGTGCCGGGCTTGGCGGCGACCGGGGGTGTCCCGCGGCGCTGCACGTTGACGGCGGCGGCCTTTCTGGCGGCGGCGGCCTCGGCCGCCTCACGCGCACGTCGCTCGGCGTCTTGTTTCGCCATCAGCTTCGCGCGCGTTTCAGGGTGCGCCCAGATCGCCTGTTCGTAGGCTTGCTCGGGATCGCGTCCAGCCCTGACCAGTGCCACCACGTCCTCGAAGACGGTGTCCATGTGCTCGTGCTTCGGGTCGCTCAGGAACTTCTGAGCGGCCGACACACGCTCGGCATGTTCGGCCTCTTCGCGGGCGCGTTGGCTTTCGGTAATCGTCTGCTCGAGCTGCCCGAGGCGTTGTAGAACGGGGGCAAGTTCGGGAGCCGGCTGCTCGCCGCGGTAACGCGGGTCGGCCAGTTCGTTGAGACTGATACCGTAGCCCTGCGCGAGTTGCAACAGAGTGGACCGTTTCTGTTCAGGGCTGCCGGTGGCGAGCGCGCGCCACGCACCCATCACCTCGCGCACCACCTCTTTGGGCGTGCCACCCAACTGGCGGATCGTGTCGAAGTGCGGGCTGATGTCCTCGAACATCGAATGCCCGAATGCGGCGGCATCCCGGTACTGCGCGATGCCCTTGTGGAAGTCCTCCTCGCGGCGGTGGATTTCCTGCTTGACCGGCTCGGGGAGTGCGGCGAACTGGGCCGCGGTTTCCTTCTTCCAGGTGTTCGGGGGCTGTTCCCACGGTTTCGGCTCGGGAGGCGGGGCGGCGGCAATCTCTTGCGCCTCCGCCACCCCGTCCGTGTCGCCGGGCGCTGCGGCTGGTTCGGTGCGCAGGAACTTGCCATCCGGCCCACGCTCGCGGGTCGGAGCGGGATTCGTGAGCTTCTGGTACGTCTCGCGAATCGTCTCCTCCATCGACGGCTCGGCTTGAACCGGCGCGACGGGCTCGGGGGTAACGGCGGCCGGCGTGATGTCGGTCGGGGTGGCGTCTACGAGGGTTTCCTCGGTCATGGCGTCTCCAGTGCCCGTCGTTTGGCGGGCGGCAGTTGGTGATAAGCGCTGCGCACGGCGGTGTCGAGTTTTCGATCCGCGCGTGCTTCAGCTTCGGCGAGGCGTTTCTGCGCCTCCTGTTTCTCGGCGGTAAACCCTTCCCACGGGCGCGCCCCCGAGCGCTTCAGGTCATCCCGGCGCGCAGCCCGCCCCTCAATCCAGCGCCCCGTGGTGGGGCTCTGGTAGCCGGGCAGATCGGGTTGCACGCCCGCGACCGAGATCACGATGCCCATGCGCTGCCCGTGGCAGGCCGGCGCGTCGTGGCGCTCGGCGACCGTCCTGAAGCCCTCCTCGTGACGGCCGCACGTCCCACATGACCATTCGTACAAAGGCACTACAGCACCTCAGAGAGCAGCACCTGGATGGCTTCCCAGTCGTCGGCCATCAGGCGGTCCTGCATTTCGCCGTACATGACCCGCAGCGCGATCTCGACCTCGATCGCCTGCGCGTCCATCGCATCGGCCCGCCGTCGCAGCGCATCGGCGCGCGCCTCGAGTGCGGCCACTCGAGCCACTTCGGACTCGCCCATCGCTGGGGCGGGCGGCACCACCGGGGCGAGCAGCGCCTCGACCCGTGCGGCGGCCTCGGGGTCCGCGGTGAGTTCGCGATAGATGTCACGGATCTGCTCAGTGAGCGCGCGCTCACGATTGAGCTTCAGCTTCGCGCGGCGCTTGCTCCAGCCGGGCGGGCGATCGTCGCCGCCGGGAGACGGGGGCGGAACAACGACGACGGGTGGGGTTTCGGATTCACCCCATGCGCCGACCGCCCACGCGCCCGGCGACCATGCGCCATCGGCCCAGCAATCGAAGTTCGCCGCGCCCGCGGCCCAGGCTCCCGACGCCCACGCGCCGGAAGCCCACGCGCCGCTCGCCCATACGGCCATCGGTTACGCCGGGCCCCACGGGGTCGCTGAACCGTCTCCCGTCAGTGCCACGTCGTTGATAGACTGGATGTTCGCATCCACCTGACCGGCCACCGTGAACGTCAGCGAGTCGGTCTTGGCCTTGATCGCCGCGACTTCCGTATCCACCGCCGCCAGCACGGCCGCCACCTCGGTGTCGACGTATCCGCTGATGGTCGCGAGCGTCGCCGGGAGCGTGGTGCCGGTGTCTACGAGAATGTCATCGACTACCGACTTGATTGCCGCCACCTCGGTATCGATCAGATTGTCCACCGTATCGACGCTCGTCTGCGTGGCACGCGAGGAAACCGTGGCGTCGAGGTTCGTGCCGATCAGATAGCCCGCCGTGCCAGCCCCGTACGCGCCGGGGAGCGCCGTCGTCCACGGATCACCTGCACTGGCCGCGCCATCAAGCAGCAAGTCGAGCCGACCACCGTTCGCCCAGTCGGTTTGCAGCTCGTTCGTGTCGGCCAAAATCGCGGCGATTTCCGTGTCGAGGAAGTCGTCAATCGTGTTGAGCTTGCCGTCGAGCGTCGTGCCGGTGTCCACGAGGATCGCCGCGACGTTCGTGGCGAGCGCCGAGACATCCGTGGTTGAACCTGCCACCTGTACGAGATTGACCGCCGGAACCGCCGTGGCCGAAGCTGGCGGTGTTCCGAACACCTTGTAAGTGATCGTCCCGCTCGGCGTCGTCGTCCACGTATCGACCGTCGCCGTGTCCGTCGAGCCGACGTAATCGGTGATGATGCGCGCCTGCCCGACGCCAGTGCCGCCCGTAATCAGGATCGTGGCCCCGATTAGTTCGTCATTGGCAAACGCAGCCCCGGACGCCAGCACCAGCGTCGTGCCGGTTGCCGACTGCGCCGTGCCTTCGTGGACGATGCCGTAGGAAGCCGCAGCCCCGCCCGCCGCAGCCGTGTCGAGCAGCAGGTCAAGACGCCCACCGTTGGCCCAATCCGTCTGCAATTCACCCGTGTCGGCCACGATGGTCGCGGTTTCGGCCTTGATCGCCGCCACGTCCGCGCTGACGCTGGCCCCTGCCGGTGCGCCGAGCCGAGCATACGCATCGCCCGTCTGTGCCGTGTGCCCCGTCAGCGTTGTCACGGTCGGGATTACATTGTTCGTTCCCGCATAGCCCGTGCCGTCGAAGAATGCCTCGGCGTTGTCTGCCGCCGTGCTGTCACCGCTCAATTGCGTGACGTTGACCGCTGGCGGGGTCGTTACCGCCGTGTCGTTCCAGTGCGTTGCGTTGACATCCGGCACGCCCGCGACACCTTCGGCCGCCATGATGCGGAACGCCGCAGCGACGAAGCTGACCGCCTGCGCGTCCACCGTCACCGCCGAGACGACGACGTGGAACCACGATCCAACGGTGTAGAACGAGGCGTCGGTGTTGTCGCCCGTGTCGATGGAAAACCCGTGGATGCCGGTGAGGCCGTCGAAATCGATGCCGTCCGTGTCGAGCAGCGTATATCCAGCATCGCTTGCGCGTTGCGTGGTGCTGCCGTCGCGATAGATTTCTATATCTGTCACCGCCAACCCAGTCATGGTCACCGAAGCACCAGTCCCCCCGTCGTAGGTGCTAAAAAATATAGGGAGAACATCTCCAGCCGGGACGTAATAAACGGGATGCATCGTTACCGTTCCTGTGTTATAAATACGGCATGAAACATGACGCCGGCACAGGCAAATTCATAGGCCCGTCGCAGACGGCGGAACAACGATTCTGGCCGAAAATCAAGAAGACCCCGAAATGCTGGCTGTGGACTGCTGCCCACACCCCACTCGGGTACGGAGTGTTCTGGAACGGCCTGCGCCTGGTCGGGGCGCATCGATTCTCTTACGAGCTTCTGGTCGGTCCAATCCCACAAGGAGCGGACCTCGACCACATTTGCCGAGTCCCGTCGTGCGTCAACCCAAAACACCTCGAACCAGTTGCGCACGAAGTGAACGTCCGACGCGGAGATGCCGGAAAATCCAGCGGCGTGCTGCAAAAGTCGAAGACGCATTGTCCTCATGGACATGCCTACACGCCTGAGAACACCTATATCAACGCTCGGACGGGCGCTCGACACTGCCGCGCTTGTCGCGCCAACTGGGACAAGACGCACAAAGCCGCCGCGACGAAGCGGATGCGCAGATGGCGGGCAAAGAAGAAGCGCGCTCATGCTACAAGCACGCCGCCGAGCAGCAGCCCGCCGCGCAAAAGTTTGCCTTGAATCAGGGAGCCTTCAGGGTCGCCACCAGCAGCGCCATATTCGGTGTACGACGTAATGTCTAGGAAATCTTCTAGCGGCTCTTCGTAGGTGTCGGCAATGAACAAATTGTCAAGATGCAAGTCGATTGCACCCGCCCCGCTCTCGCCCCACCACATCGAGACAAGATCAGCCGGTGGGCTGATCGCGCTTGTACTTGATACCTCGGTTCTGAGGCTTCCGTCATCGTTGTAGATTTCCAGCTTCAGCAGATTTGCGGTCGCATCCCATCGAATGACCACGCCATACCACGTCGCCAGCGCCAAATCCGCAGCAGTCGTTGCAAGGACGACGTTCTCCGCGCCTCCCGTCGTTGAGCGATACCTGATGCGCAGTTCCCGCCCCGTGGCGTCATCGGTTCCTGTCGTTTCTAGCAAAATCTGGTCTAGCGTGTTCGTTCCAAACGCCCATGCTACCGATCTGCCAGACGCAAACGTCGTGAACCGTACAGACAACGCCAACGACCCCACAGCCGGAGCAATGATGCTCGCGGCATCGAACCGCGCGTTATCGCTTGCGGTCGGGATGTCAAGCCCGTTTGTTCCAATTCGGGCGGCGTCGGCGTTAATCAATGCCCCGCTGTTGAGCGTTGCAGTCGTGTCCCCGGCGCTGTAGTCGTGCGTGCCGTCGAGCGTCGTGCCTTCGCAGCGCCAGAAGAAAAGCAGGGCCATTACACAGTCACTCCGATTTGCTCGCTGCCCGAGACATAGCAGCCACGAATACCGCCCGTACTTGACCCTGTATCGCCTGACCCGGTGCGGCGATAGTTGCCGGCACCGGAATCTACGAACTGCGGATCTGCCTCGTCTGAGTTCCCGTCTTTGCTTGAAGCGGACGCCCATGCAGCAAGGCCGGTGTAGGGCGAGCCGAGCAAATCGAACTGCACAGACGCACCGGATTCGTAGTACAGGTTGTAATCACAATCCAGATTGGTCACTGCGGAGGCGAATATCCCCATCTTCGACGCGCTTGAAGACAGCAGCGCAACCACGTTGTCCTTAAACGTGCATCCAGTCAGTGAAAGACCAGATTCGGCATACACAGACTGTACTGTGTGATTAACAAAGGTGTTGCGTTCGATCTTTGCATTCCGCATCAGGCTCGCGGCGCTGTTCTCGTAGGTCACGCCTTTCGCGCCACCGACGAACAGGTTGTTGTAGACGCCTGCCGCTTCCACGGAATCGACTGTCGTAATGTCTACTGCGCCGCCCGAAACATCGAACAGGTTGTAGCGGATCGTGGCCGAGTTGAACCGTGTGCCGCCCTGATCGTCGCCCTTGATGTAAACGCCGCGGCTGGCGCTCGTCCAAGTGTTGTTTTCGATGACTGTGTTCAGCGCACCGTAGGTCGTAATTGACGATACGTTGTGATTCCCGCTCCCCGATGAGTTACGGAACACGCAGTTCTTCACCACCACGCCATCGGTGTTCTGAATGAAAATGCAGTTGTAGTTGTCGGAATCGACCTGCTCCGTCTGGTCGAACACGAATTGTTCGATCCTCGTGCCAATCACTTCGGTAGCCCCGCCGACGACTACAGTGCCATTCGACGGGCGCGGCGGAACATAGATGAAGTCTATGTAGAAGCCGATGAAGTACTGATAGTCCTGACCCTCACCACTGCCAATCACCGCATTCTTGACAGAAGTATTATCAGACCGCAGTTCGGACCAGTTCGCTTCATTGGATAGATTCGCCGCAGCCGGGTACTTAGCAACGAACACTATTGGCGACCCCGATGTGCCGCTGTTCGGGCACTTGAACATCGTGATCCATCGCGTACCGCTTGGGGTTCCGATGTACGTGCCTGGAATGCAACCAACGATGTCCCCAGCCGTCGCATTGGTCATGGCTGTTGCGAGGTCCATCGCATTCGCTTCACTCGACCCGTCGCCACTGCCAACATCGGCAGGCGCGGCGTAGATCGTCGGTGTGTAGCCAGCGTATTCAGCCACAATCGGCGCGGCTTTCGCCCGCCTCACCGGACTCGTCGCGTGCATCACCAGCGGCATCAGGCTTGCCTCAACAGTTGCTCGATCACGCGATAACTCGCTCGCTGTCGCGCGGCCAGCAGTTCGGGCTGCAGTTTTTGAATCTCGACCCGCGCGCGTTGTGCTGCAATGCCGGCTTCGAGCGCGCGCTGCCTTGCGGCGGCTACGGGCGAGGCGGCCACCAGCCTCGCGGCCATCTGCGTCGTATTGCGCTGCGGAGGCTGCTGCACCTCGAGCGCGGGATTGGTCTGGACCGGCTCGGGACTGAGCTTCGCCCGAATGCTGCGCTCCATCGCCCGCTCGCGCGCGAGCTGGTCCATCGCCTGCTTGCGCTCCCAGCCCGGGTGCTTGAGCGGCCGGCGCACAGGTGCCGCCCCCGCCACGTCGAGCGACGGGCCGACCTGCCAGAGCAGGTTCAGCGAAGTCGTGACCGATCCGCCGCGCTGCCAGAGCAGCACGAGGTCGCGCTCAACCGACGTGCCCGCCTCGGTGATGACGTTCCACGTCAGCGTGAGGTCCGACTCGACGGCCGTCACCGGATCCGCTTCGACCTGCCACAGCAGCGACAGGTCCGACTCGACCCCACCGTGGACGGTCCAGAACAGCCCCAGGTCGCGCTCGACCGACGACAGCACCTCGGCCGAGCCGTTGATGACGCCCTCGGTCGTGCTGGCCTCTCTCGCACCCCACGAGAGAGATCCGCCGGTCAGTCTTGGACCCCAGGCTAGACTCATGCTGCGGTGTTCGCCTTGACTCGAAGGGTGGCGGTGTCGTTCGGGAACGCAACCGTTGTGGCCGCCACAGTGCGCTTGACCCAGACGCCGTGCGCTTCACCGGGCGCGAGGTTGCCGATCGTGAGCGCGTTCGCTTCGTCCTCGGCGTCGTCGAACGTCGGCCCGGTGGGCGCGGTGCCCTCGTTGGCAACCGTCTCGATGGTGTTCGCGACCCCCTCATCCGCGAGTGCGATCTGCAACGCCGTCGAGGTGGCGATCGTGTTCGAGGCGATCCACACCTTGACCGCGTAGGCTGTGTCGGTGGCGTTCGTGTTCTTGACGAAGATCGCCCTGTACTCGCTCTCACCCGCCGCCGCCTCGGCCGTGCCGATGTCGTCGAGCAGGTTCGAGGAGGCTTGCGCGGTGGAGATCGCCCCGCCCAATGCAGCATCGGGATCGGTGTTCGATCCGCCGCCGGACAAGTAGAACTTCAGGTCGGTTGCGACGATTGCCATTTAGACCTCGATCACGGTTGCAGGGCCCGGCCCGATGATCGAGTCCGTGGCGTTGTAGGCGAAGACGGTGGGAGTGTCGGACGTGGTGAGACTCTCGCCGTTCGGGGTGATAGCGTTCGTCGGGATCAGCAACACGGCCTCGCCGCCCTCGAGCGACGCCTCGAACTCTTGCCCGGTGAACTCGCCGATGACGGTATCGCGCGTGGCGTTGAGCACCACGCCCTCGATGCCCGTCTCGCTCGCCGCGACCGCGTTGGCAAGCAGCTTCACGTAACGATTCGCGACACTGGCCTTGAGTGCCAGGATGATCGCGGCATTGACCGCGCCACCGCCGCCAGACTTCGTGACCGTGCCGGCGGAAATACTCGTCGCGGTGGTCTGGATCTGCTCGTAAATCGCAAACGAGTGATCGCCGCCGAGCGTCGTGTCGTAATCACCGACCTTCGTGAATCCGGCCGGGGTGCTGAACGACAGCGCGCCCGAGGCCAGGTCGTCATTGTGCGAGATCACCAGCAGGACCGCGCAGTTGTCCTCGGTGATCGTCAGGGCCGGGTATTCGATCGTCAGGTCTACGTTGTCGCCCGCCTGGCCTGCCGATGCGTGGACCGCACTCGCGATCGTCTGATACGCCCCGCGCAGCGCGATCAT